ATTATCATTATGTAGTGAATATCAACACGCTGATGTCACACAAGCATTAAAAAACAATTTTGCTTTTAGCGAATTATATAATTTTATAAAAGCAAATAATTTTTGGAATAAAGTTGATGTCGGACACGATATAAATAAATGGAGATAAGAAGGATACTAAAATGAAACAGGGGCTTTGGGCTAACATTTGGGCTAAACGTCGTAGAGGCGAACGTATGAGAAAAAAAGGTGAAAAGGGTGCACCTACACCAAAAGCTATTCGTCAAGCTCAAGGCAAAGAATCTGTTGAAGAAGATGCACCCACTATGAATACTGGAGCTATTCCAGATCCTAAAGCTACAGCAATGGGACCTCGATATAAAACACAAACGGTGACTGATCGTCGTCGTAAAAAAGACATGGTCTTATTAAAAAGATTTAGGAGATATATGGAAGATGAACACAGGTAAAACACGATATGAAATTACACATAATATTGCGGGGTTAATATTTTTAATTGTAGGTACCGCCTGGTGGTTGATACCAATGATATTAGTACATATGGGAACACACCACGAAATGCCAGATGGAACACTTATGTCAGGTCATATGCATCATGGAGAAATGCCAGAAATAAATCATAATGATCATGGTCCAACATTTTTAGGTCTTACTGAAATGACATGGATGTGGTATGTTATGGCAGTGGTTCATTTCCTTATTCATGATTGTATGAAATTATGTACAGGTTGTAAAAAGAAATTAAATGATTAGAATTTATATTGCATTAGGTATTTTGTTATTTATGGGCTCTGCTGCATACGGAGCTTACTATTATTATACTGATACTCAAGAGAGATTAGCAGTATTACATGAAAATAATGCAAAGCTTGAGACTGCAGCAAAGGCAAAAGATGCAATGATTGATGCATTAGAAGCAACTCAAGAAGAATTAGAAGCAATTAATAATCAATTAGCTTTAGACTTACAATCAGCAACTGATTATACAGATGAGCTAAGAAAGAAATTGCAAGAACACGATCTCACAAGGTTAAGTTTAAAAAAACCTGGAATGATTGAAAAGAGAGTAAATGATGGTACAAAAGATATTATTAGTGAGCTTGAGTCTATTACTTCTCAGTAGTTGTACAAAAGTTCCCGAACCGACAATTGTTACGGTTCCAGAAATTATAGAAAAAGATATTCCAATTGTCGAAAGACCAAAAGGATTAAGCTTAACTTCACCATATTTTCATGTAGTAACAAGTGAAAACTTGGATGAATTTATTGAAAAGTTTAAAAAGTCAAATGGCAGTGAATTAGTATTTTATGCTATATCTGTTCGTGACTATGAAAACTTATCATTAAACTTAGCAGAGTTAAGAAGATATATTGAACAACAACAGGCTATTATAGTCTATTATGAAACAGCAATTGATGGAGATGATGATGTCATTCAAAACAGCACAGATAATTAAAGAAGGCCTTGTAAAACATTACGAAGGTGTTATTGCATTAGCAGAAGCTAATGTGAAAATTTATATGGAACAAAGTGTAGGTATTGGTGAGCATGCCGATATTTTAGAAGCGGTTGACGGTGAGCTAGAAAAGATTGCTTCTGCTCAAGATAAAATTGATATGTTAGAAAAATATTTTGCATAAACGTCATATATTAGGGTTTACAAAAACCGAAAACTAATATATAATACTACAATCAAAGAAATTACATATTTAAAGAGGTATTACGATGGCAACACCAAACGTTGACACTAGGAGATTTTTGTCCGAAACGAAGTTTTATGATAGTTATTCACGATTTATAGATGATGAAGAAAGATATGAAACTTGGAATGAAGCAGTCGATAGAGTTATCGAAATGCATTCCAATTATTATGAAAGTCAACACAATAATTTGGTGCCATATTTAGAAGAAGCTAGACAAGCATATAAAGAACAACGAGTACTAGCTGCTCAACGATCATTGCAATTTGGTGGAGAACAATTATTAAAACACCAAATGAGAATGTATAATTGTACATCTTCATATGCTGATCGACCTGCATTTTTTGGTGAAGTATTTTATATTCTTTTATGTGGTGCTGGAGCAGGGTTTTCTGTTCAAAAACACCATATCAAAAAACTTCCTAAAGTTCAATCCCGGTATAAACAAGCAAAAGGTTATATTGTAGATGATTCAATCGAAGGTTGGGCTAATGCAGTTGATATTCTTTTAAGCTCATATTTTGTTGGAGGTGGTAAACACCCAGATTATGAAGGTCGTAGAGTTTTCTTTGATTTAAGCCAAATTAGACCAAAAGGTGCTAAAATTTCTGGTGGTTTTAAAGCACCAGGACCAGAAGGTTTACGTAGAGCTTTAGATAAAATTGAACATTTAATTCAAAGTTTAGTAATGGATGTAAAAGAACCAATTAATTTGCGTCCTATTGATGTATATGATATTGTTATGCATACAGCTGATGCTGTATTATCTGGTGGTGTTCGCCGTTCAGCCACTATTTGTTTGTTCTCACCAGATGATGAAGAAATGATGAATGCAAAAACTGGTAATTGGTTTATGGAAAATCCACAACGTGGAAGATCTAATAATTCAGCAGTAATTGTAAGAGATAAAACCACACCTGAACAATTTGGAAAAATTATGGAGTCTGTAAAACAATTCGGTGAACCCGGTTTTGTTTTTGTTGAATCAACTGAACATACAACCAATCCTTGTGTTGAAATTGGTATGTTCCCACAAATTAAAGGTAAATCTGGTTGGCAAGGTTGTAATCTTACTGAAATCAATGGTGGTTTATGTAATACTGAAGAAGATTTTTATAAAGCATGTAGAGCTGCTGCTATTCTTGGTACATTACAAGCCGGATATACGGATTTTAAATTTTTAGACAAATCATCTAAAGAAATTTTTGATCGTGAAGCTTTATTAGGTGTATCTATTACCGGGTGGATGAATAATCCAGAAATTCTCTTTAATTCTCAAATTTTAGAAAAAGGAGCCGAAATTGTCAAAAAAATCAATAAAGAAGTTGCAAAAATTATCGGAATCAATCCAGCGGCTAGAACAACATGTGTCAAACCAAGCGGCAATGCTTCGGTCCTTTTACAAACGGCTAGTGGTATTCATGCTGAGCATTCTAGCATGTATATTAGGAATGTTCAAATGAATAAAGAGTCTGAAATTACTCAGGCTATTCAAAAATCAAATCCATATATGGTTGAAGAAAGTGTATGGTCTGCAGGTGGAACTGATGTCGTAGTGTCGTTTCCTATTATTCCACATAAAGGATCATATTTCAAAGATCAACTTCTTGGTGTAGAGCATTTAAAATTAGTTCAAAAAGCTCAAAAGCACTGGGTTATTGCTGGAACTGAAGAAAAATTATGTGCAGATAAAGGTATACGGCATAATGTATCAAATACTATTATTGTAGATGATTGGGATGAAGTAGAGAAATTTGTATTTGAAAATAGATATTCATTTGCAGGTATTTCATTCTTACCTATGTCTGGTGATAAAGACTTTAATCAAGCGCCTAATACTGCAGTGATTACAGCAAAAGAAATGGTAAAGAAATATAATACTGCAGCCATTTTTGCTTCAGGCATGGTAGTTGATGCTCTTAAAGTATTTCCTAATTTATGGGATGCTTGTGCCACAGCTCAAGGTATGGGTCTTGATATATCTTTAGAATCTTCTGAAAATTCATCAAGAGCAGATTGGGTTAGAAGATTTGAAAATTTCTCTCAAAACTATTGTGATGGCGATATAAAAAAGGCAGAACATTGTTTAAAAGATTCATATCTTTTACATAAATGGAATAAAATTCAAACAAATCTTCAAGAAATAAATTGGGAATCTGATTTAATTGAAAAGAAATATACTGATGTTGATACTCTTGGAGCCGCAGCTTGTGCTGGCGGAGCATGTGAGATTGACTTTTAATGGAAGATTATATTATTGAATGTGAGGAATGCGAAGAAACCTCATACGCTGCATCATATAAAAAACCAAATTTCTGTCCGATATGCGGTCGTCGGGCAGAAGTAGAAAAAAGATCGATAGACGTAGATTCATGGGATTATGAAGATGGAGATTAATTCAATTAATATAATAAATCAAACTATGCTTGAAGGGGCTAGTCGTAATATGCCTATGAATATTCCTAACGAACAACAGTCACTAAAAGGTGTCAGTAAAAACATGCCTTTTAATTATGATCCAACACGAGAGACCTATTATAATTATAATTCTAAAGGTGAAAGAGTAATGATTCGTCAAGTAGGTCATATGGTTGATATTACGGTACTATAAATAAATGTATGTGGTATTATGAACAAAAAGAATTCACCGAAACTCCAACTGACTTTGCCGGGTTTGTCTACCTCATTACGGACACATTTAACGGACGCAAGTACGTCGGAAAGAAATTATTCACTCGATCTAAAATCCTACCTAAAAATTCGAAACGAGCACGCAGATCCAGACAAACCGTCGACTCTGACTGGAGAACGTATTGTGGATCTTCTAAACAAGTCCAAGAACTCGTCGAAGAACACGGATTAGATCGGTTTAAAAGAGAAATACTTCGTCTATGTAAAACTAAAGGCGAGATGTCATATTACGAAGCAAAAGAACAATTTGATCGTGACGTATTATTTAGTGATGAATATTACAATGAATTCATAGGTTGTAAAATTCATGCAAAACATGTACGTAACTCCGTGCCGACAAGTTTGTAGATTAAATAAGAACGATATATGTGTTGGATGCGGTAGGACAAAAAAAGAAATAACGGAATGGCCAAAGTACCATTATTATCAACGTATGAAAATTATGGAAAGGTTAGGCTATGGTAACAGACGAGGTAGATCTTACCGTATACGTAATGATGTTAAAAGCTCATGAGTCTCAGCGGGCAAGCTTTAATCAAAGAATGGAATTTTGGAATAAATATCCAGAATTAAAAAATGCTTGTAAATTATTTTGGACTGTAAAAGGACATTTACCTGCAGAAGATACAATTTTAGCTTCTGCAAATGGTTATTTCAAAAGACTTTGGCATGATGAAGAGGCATATATTCATGAAGAAGGGTGGGAAGAAGCTTTTTTTCAATTTATTGAAAAAAACTATGTACATTCCGATTAAACTGTGGTAGAATATATTATATAATGAAGGAGAAAAATATGTACACAATCACCACAGATTTACCTTATACAACATCTAAATCTGATATCGAACTATTCGCTAAAACCCACGGTTGCACCATTTCAAATTTTACATTTAATGGACCAGCCGGTGGAAACCATTTAGTTACATTCCAATCTAATAATTATGACCATATTCAGGAATTAACTGAACAACTCTCATTACCACTTGAAAGAATTACGGAAATTTAATTATGATTATTATGGATTTTAATGGAATTGCCTTTGGCTCTATAATGGCTAATGGTAAAAATGAAGAACCAATGATTCGTCATATGGTATTCAATACTATTCGAATGTATAAGACTAAATTTGAAAAAGAATACGGCGATGTTGTAATTGCTTGTGATGGAGCTAACAATTGGCGTAGAGGTGCATACCCTCAATATAAAGCCAACCGTAGAAAAAATCGTGAAGCATCAACTCACGATTGGGATGAATCATTCCGCATCTTAAACGATTTACGCACAGACCTTATGGAAAACTTTCCATATAAAGTTATTCATATTGAAGGTTGTGAAGCCGATGACATCATCGGTTGCTTAGTAGAAAGATCTCAAGATTTTGGCAATATGGAAGACATTATGATTGTCTCTGCCGATAAAGATTTTGTTCAGCTACAAACATACGGCAATGTCCGTCAATTTTCTCCTCTTACCAAAAAGTTTGTAGCTGAACAAAACCCACATTTATATCGTCAAACCCACATCTTTAAAGGTGATGCTGGAGACGGTATACCCAATGTATTGAGTGGTGACAATACATTTGTAGAGGGTTTACGTCAAACACCTATGTCTAAGAAAAAAATGACTATGTTAATTGATAACCCTCATTCGCTAGGTGATGAGGTTTATCGCAATATTCAACGTAATGAAAAATTAATTGATTTGCGAAATACTCCTAATCATCTAAAACAAGAAATTATAAATAACTATGAAAGCCAAGATCCTTGGGAAAACAAAGGTAAAGTGTTCCCATATATGGTGAGTAAACAAATGAATATGTTGATTGAAAGTGTTGAGGAATTTTTATGACATTATTAGTATATGAAGTTTTGGAAAAAGCTGGTAAAGCTAGAAAAAAGTCAGAAAAGATTGAAATTCTACAAAAGAATGCATCTTGGGCTTTAAAGGATATTTTACGCGGAACATTTGATGAAAGAATAAAGTGGAATCTTCCAACAGGTTCCCCGCCATATAGACCAAATGATGGCCACAATGCACCCGCCAATCTTCTCAGAGAAAATACAAAATTTAAATATTTCGTAAAAGGTGGTTTAGGCGATAAAATGCTTAAACCTAAGCGCGAAAATATTTTTATTGGTTTGATAGAAGGCATCCATCCAGAAGATGCCAAATTGGTTATTGCTATGATTAACAAACAAAAGCCTTATGGTCTTACTAAAAAAATCGTTGATGAGGCATTTCCAGATTTAAAATTAGGAGGATCATGAGCCAACAGGAGAAAAAAATACATGCAACAAGCTCTGCTCGAAAGACTAAAACAAGACGATTTAGAATTAGAAGTTTATGCTAAAAAGCTCGAAAAAAAAGGTAATTTTGATAGAATGAGGCTTATTTTAGAAAAACAACTTTATCTTAAAGATCGTATAGCAGAGGTATCTTTTTCCACGTAACTAAAAAAAGGAGTTTACAATTCCGGCTAACTGTGGTATAATATATCATGTTAGCCGGAGTTTTATATTATGAATATTTTTATCTTACATGACAATCCAATCAAAGCTGCTCAACTTCAATGTGATAAGCATGTCGTAAAAATGATTGTTGAATCTGCTCAAATGTTATCCACTGCTCATCGTATGCTCGATGGCTATATGGAAAAACGTCCATCTAAATCTGGTAAGCGTATGGTTAACTATTGGGTTCATCCAAATAAAAATCTAGAAAATACGTTATACAAAGCTGTACATCATGGTCACCCATGTACCAAATGGACTATGGAATCTTTACAAAATTATATCTGGCACTATGAACATTTCTATGCTTTATGTGTCGAATATACCTACCGTTATGGTAAAACCCATAGCACAGAAACTTTACTCGGTGAAGTGCTATCTATCCCTCCAAAGAATATAGATAATAAAGGTTTAACTAAATTTGCTCTTGCAATGAAAAATGAACCACAATGTATTCATGAGGCTGATCCAGTACGATCTTATCATGAATACTATCATACTAAACAAGACCGCATGCCAATGATTTGGACCAAGCGGCCAACTCCGGAGTGGTGGAATGCCAACGTATACTGTTAAAAAAGCTGATTCAGATAGTGATCATACATGGGAAGTCTTTTGCTCACATAAAGAATTAGTAGATATGTGTGATGAATATGGGTTACAACAAGTATTATCTGCACCAAAAATTGTAAGTGGGGTTGGTAGTGTACTTAGTAAAACCGATAATGGTTGGAAAGATCATTTAAAAAATATTAAGCAAAATTCTGGAAAAGGCAATACTATTAAAGTATGACTAAAAAAAATAATTCAATGGTTGTAAGGGCGGATGATCTATATACATATGAGCCCTTAACTCCTAATCAAAAGAAAGCCTTTGATGCTTGGGATGAAGGAGATAATTTAGTTTTATCAGGATCAGCCGGAACTGGTAAAACGTTTATGGCAATGTATTTAGGAATGGAGAGTGTTCTTGATAGACAAGAATCACAAAACAAATTAATAATAATTAGATCTATGGTTCCTACTAGGGAAATTGGTTTCTTACCTGGATCTAAAGAAGAAAAAGAAGCCGCATATATTTCTCCATATCGATTAATTTGCGATGAGCTTTTTAATGAGAAGAATGCTTATGGTAAATTAACCAGCTATAAACAATTGGAGTTTCATTCAACTTCTCATATAAGGGGCATCACAATTGATGATGCTGTGGTGATTATAGATGAAATGCAAAATCTTACATTTCATGAACTCGATTCTGTCATCACACGAATCGGAAGGAACTGTAGAGTCATATTTTCTGGAGACTATCTTCAAACCGATTTTAAACGAGATGATGATAGAAGCGGGTTGTTTAAATTCATGGCCATTGTTGAGCGTTTAAAAGATTTTACAATGGTAGATTTCAATTGGGAAGATATTGTCAGATCTGATTTTGTAAGAGATTATATTATGACAAAAGAAATGCTTGGAATATCAAACGATGGTTGAAGTTAGAGCAAAAGCAGAATTTCCTGGATTTAAAATGGAAATTAAAACTCATGAATTTTATTTGCGTGAAGATTTAATTGATGATATTAGAAATTATGTTATAGGTGTTAATTGGGATGAATGGGATAGCTATAATTTATTTGATAATCCAGAAAATTGTATTAAAAAATTAGCTGAAGTTTTACATAATGAAGTTTCTCAATTTAATCATTACGCAGAAAAAAGATACGATCTTTGGATTAATGGTTGGATAAATATTTTACATAAAAATGATAGTATAAAACCTCATTGGCATAGTGCTGAAAAACAATCTTACTATTCATGTAATATTTGCCTTGATAATTATGAAAGCAAAACTATTTTTTATCCTCCCTGGGGAGATCGTAATGGCCATATTATAGAACAAAAAAATACAAAAGGCGCAGGAATGTTTTTCCCTCCATGGCTATGGCATGAAGTTCCACCGATTAGTGATCCAATTAGATATACCATAGGATTAGACATCCATACTGATAAGTGTATGGAAAATCATGATAAAAATGCTCCAATAGCTAGAAGTAGAAGGCTACATGAAGTATATTCATAATTGGCAAGAAATTATAGATTTAAATGAAACTAATTTACCATTAACAATTGGTGGCTATCCAAGAAGTGGTACAACTTTTTCTTATAGATCTTTATATAATTTTTTTAAAGATAAGATGTTTCTGGAACAATATTTTAATACGGAATACCAATATAGACAAAGTACTAAAGAATTGTTTATTGATATTGCTGCTACAAAAGCTAAAAAAAGTGGTTTAACTGGTATAGAATCAATGAAACATAATAAGCCAATTAGTTCTTTGAAAAAATATAGATATTATCATTATTTAGAAAATTATGAAAACTGGGATAAAGCATTTATTAAATCAATAACATTTGATTTGCATGATTTATTAGTAGAAGATCCAAAAGCTTATTATAATTTTTTGAAAAGTCATTGGTGGTTATATACAATTAGAAAAGATTGGTTTAACATGATCTTAAGTAATTTATATGGAGAGCATTTTAAGAAATTTCATTATTATGATGATGAACCATTAAAAACAGATCCGTTTGAACAAAACATAGACGATTTAAAATTTTATAAAAAACAATTTACAAATTTAATGCATATCATGAAAAATTCTAAAGGTTACTTAATGTATACAGAAGATATTTCTCATCTAAATATTGAGCATCCATTAGTTCGTTTACCAAGGTATGATGAAAATAAATCTGAATTATTTAAATCTGTATTTTTAAATTATGATGAATTATATGATTCAGCTTATAAAATGGCAAAAGAAGTAGAAAGTGAAACTAATGAATTTTTTAAATTTACTAAAAAAGAAGTGATAGTTAATGGAATTTATACATGAAAAAGTTGATCTTGGATATGATGACTTGGACGCTGAAACATTACCTAGTGGTAGAGTCTATCACACTCCTGACGGTGATTACCCTAGCGTCACTACGGTTCTCTCTATCTTAAGTGAAGAAGCCATTGCTAAATGGCGTAAACGAGTTGGAGAAGAAGAGGCAAACCGTGTTGGAGGTAGGGCTGCAGCTCGTGGTACTCAGGTTCATGCAATAATAGAAAGGTATCTTAAAAATGAAGACACAACAGATTATCTCCCACATATTAGACAAAGCCTTGAAAACGTCAGGCCAATTCTTGATAGATCTATCGGAAAAATCTTTCACCTCGAAGCTCCTCTTTATAGTCGGCATCTTGGTCTTGCTGGTCGCGTTGATTGTGTAGCTGAATTTGATGGTGTTCCATCAATCGTTGATTTTAAGACTAGTAAACGAGTAAAGAAAAAAGAAAGCATTTCAAACTATTTTTGCCAAATGGCTGCTTATGCTATTATGTGGGAAGAAAGAACTGGAATGCCAATTGTCAATACCATAATTGTTATGGACGTTGACGATAATGAACCTCTTGTATTTAAAGAACACCGTGATAATTGGACAAATATGCTAACAGATACAATTAAAGAGTATAGAAGACGTAAATTATTTCACTAAAAGTGAAAAAAGTCCTTTACATTTCCTCAAAACTGTGGTAGAATTAAACATGATTAAAAAAGAGGAAAAAATATGAATACAATTTATTTAGATATGGACGGGGTAATTGCTGATTTTTTCGGTGGCCTTGAAAAATTCTATGGTGTAGACCATTGGAAAATGCTTAAAGATGAATCAATCTTAGGATTAAAAGGTACTGATTTTTTCAATATTTTAGAACCATTTGAAACATCAGGATCATTAATAGATTATGTAAGAAATATTCCTGGATGGAATTATGGCATTTGCTCTTCTCCTTTAAGAGATGATCATTATAATTCAGGATACTGGAAAAGAGTATGGTTAACTGATAGATCATGGTTACCTCAAATTGATAAATTAATCTTTACAACGAGAAAACATAGATATGCTGTAAATAGATTAGACGGCAGTCCTAATATTCTCATTGATGATAAGCCTACAAACATTAAGGCTTGGAATGAAGCTGGTGGTATTGGTATTCGCTACCAAGCTAATGAAGATGATTTAGAAGAATACTTATATGTTAAATTGGAGGAAGCTTTTGAGTCTGTTCGAAATTTTAAATATTCGATATAACTATGAAGAGGCAGTGAAGAAGTTTTCATTGCCTTCTTATGATTCTGATATAAATAGTGTTGAATGGTTTTTAGAATTTGGTCATAAATCGAACTCACTTCGTAATGGTTATGGCGATGCTGTGAAGTACGCACAACTAATTAAGGAGTATGCCGATGGCACCTGCAAAGAAGTTAAGCCCAGACTCTAGATGGGCCCATTTAGATAGAGATGGTGATGGTGTAATTACCGATGAAGAAATTGCTATGGAAGAGCGCATGATTGAATTAGAAGATCTACGATCCGATATGGAAAATGAAGATAAAAAACAAGATGCTCAAAGAAACATGGCATGGTTTGCTTTATTTGGAATGTTATTATATCCATTTTCAGTAGTATTAGCAATATGGCTAGGATTAGAACAAGCTGGTAAAATTCTTGGAGATATGGCAGCAGTATATTTTGTTTCTGTTGCAGCCATTGTTGCAGCATTCTATGGAAAAGAAGCCATTGCACAGAAAAACAAACCGGCACCTAAGAAACCTATAGATAATAGGTAAACAATAAAAGGTTTTGTTATGAAACGTTTGATATATCAAGTGTACGTTGGATCTCGTTCTAAATTATATGATCACTGCACCGCTTCAGTTGCAGATTATTGTAATTATTACAGTATAGATCATAAGATCCAACGTACTCCAATTCTCCGAATAAAACCAGATGTTTTCTCAACTAATCGTAGTAAAGAGTCATATGAAAAACATGGTGGTTATCTCCCAATATTTGAAAAAGAAAATGCATTCCATTATTTTGATGAGTATGACCAAATAGCTATTATTGATTCTGATATTTGGTTTAGACCAGGATGCCCAGATGTATTTGATTACCTTGATAGCCAATCTGATTGTGGATTTGTTATGGAAAGACAAATGCCAATTACAGATGCATATAAAGCAAAGATAGCCAATTATTCAAGAATGCAATATGGTATGCCATCGATCAATAAATTATTTGATTGGAATGCAAGTGGTGCCGATTTCTATAATATGGGAATGATGGTTATGAATAAGAGTTTTGCTAAATACTTAAACGGTGAGACTCCTAGACAATTTTTAGCTCGTCCCAAATTTAAACCTTTCATTGATGGTATGGGAGCGTGGAAATGGTCTACTGATCAAACTCTTTTGAATGTATGGATTAAAGAAGAAGGTATAAAAGTCAAAAATTTAGACTGGAAATGGAATGGACTTTTTACAGGTATACATATGAATAGAATTAAAGAAGCACATTTTGTTCATTTCTTTTTGAAAGATAAATTGCCAAATAGAGGTGAAGATGTTAAAAAATTAATGGAGTATGTCCAATGATGAGAGGTATTAATACCAACTCTTTAGAAACCGTAAAAAGAATACCTTCGAACAGCATTGGGGTTGAACTTGGTGTATGGATAGGTGATAGTTCAGAAAAGTTTTTAATGAAAACTAAAAAACTAACACTTGTAGATTCTTGGAGTGTTGAACCATACAAAGAAAGTAATGAAACTTGGGAAAGATATATCAATCGATATAAACAAATGGTTGGCGGAGAAACTGAAGAAGATTTTAAAAATTATTATGATAATATTTACGATACAGTAGTTGAAAGATTTTCAACTCGAGTAAATGTTAATATTTTAAGAATGTCCACTGATTCTTTTTTTGCACAATTAGAAGAACCAGTGGATTGGTTTTATGTAGATGCATCTCATGAAGAAATGGGTGTTTATAAAGATTTAGTTAATTCATATAATCACTTAAAAAAACATAACGGTGGATATATTTTTGGTGATGATTATGGTAATAAGCCAGGCGTGGTAAAAGGAGTTGATAAGTTTGTAAAAGACTATAAATTATCAATTAAGAAATTTGCGGTAAATCAATATGAGATAAAGATATGAAGATTCATAAATACGAAAATTATGAAGATTATGTTGAAGCTCAAACAGAAGCAAACGTTAGAAAATTACAAGTTGTTTGGGTAAGGCCAGAAACTATACAGTCAATTCATAAATTACAACCATTTGCATCTAAAATTTTATGTCATGGTACTAGGAATGCTAGAGAACAAACATTGTTTAAGCAATTATATCCTACTGCTGAAATTTTAGGAACTGAAATATCTCATACTGCCACTAAATTTCCAATGACAATTCAACATGATTTTCATGAGCATCTTGATGGTAAATGGGACATAGTATATACTAATTCATTTGATCATAGTTATGATCCAGAAAAAGCACTTACAACTTGGAAATCTCAAATTGCTCCAGGAGGATCTCTTTATTTAGAGCATGCATTTGGTGAAGAAGTAAATAGAGCAAGAAGGTCTGATCCTCTTCAAATAGATGCAGATGAATTATTACAATTAATTGATAAATTAGGAATGAAAACCTCTGATAATTTTATAACAGTAAAACAAGTAAGTAGAGTTTACAGGATTACATTATGAAATCTTATGTGATATATGTAAAAGGACATAAAGCATCGGAAAAGCAAGCTGAAAAAGCTAGAGCTAGTTGTTATCAATCAGGATTTGATGTTACAATGATTGAAGGCATAACACCTTCAACGCTTGGCCAATATCCTGATTGGCCAGATGCATTAAATGGCAGGGTAACACATTTTAAACGAGAAAATATGTCTACTTATACTCATAAAAAATCTTGCTTTGCTAATCATTATAGATTATGGAAAGAATGTGTCGACATTAATGAACCAATTGCATTTTTAGAACATGATGTTGGTAATATTAGAAAATGGTTGCCTGACACTAAATTAAATGAAGTTCTTATATTAAATGCTGAATCTGCTTTTAAACAGCCAGTATTTGATCATGTAAGAAATAAACCTTGGCTTAAATTTGGTGTCAATGAATATAATGAAACCCCTCTTAGATATAAATTTAATAATCAATGGCATGGTGGATTAATGATTCCTGGAACTGGCGCATATGTAGTAACACCAAAAGGTGCTGCAAAATTATTAGAAGCTTTAGAAGATTATGGATGGGAACAAAGTGACTTTTTTATTAATTCATTAAATGTAGATATAGATTATATCGTACCTGAATATTTTACATTTAAATCAACAAATCTGAATACATCGCATGGATATTGAAGCTCATATTATAACACTTTCTAATAATGAAATTTCTCAAAAGGGATCTAAAGCATGTATTGAATCTTCAAAAGCAGTAGGTAATGATTTTGAAGTGAATATGTTTGAAGCTACTCACATGGATAATGTGGGTGTATATATGATTGAACATGATCTTGAATGGAATTATCCGTGGGAAGGATCTGTAATAGACTTTGCAACTGGCTTAACTAAATCAGCTTATCGTACAACACATCCAAGTGCACGAGTTGCTTGTTCCATAAGCCACTATAGGTTATGGAAGGCGTGTGCACACGGTGCAGCTGCTTATTTGGTGTTAGAACATGATGCTATTTTTACCGCTAAACTTGATACAAATATTATCGAAAATGACCGTTTTGAGATCATTGGTATCAATAATCCACTGTACGCGACTAGGAAATCAAGGGATTATGCTTATGCTATAAACAGCGCCAAAAACCATGACATCTTACCAGTCCCTACGGTTGATAAACACGATGTTCCTCAAGGGTTGGCTGGAAACTCGGCATATATAATTAAACCAAGTGGAGCACAACAGATGCTTAACCTTGTAAAACAATATGGACTTTGGCCAAATGATGCATTAATGTGTAAACAACTAGTAAAAGGATTGGGTGTAACTCGTAAATACTATACAAGAGTTCAAGGGTTACCATCAACTACTACATGAAACCAAACACTAAATTTGAATTATCAATTAGGGATATTGAAATCATAGAAGTTGCTTTAAGAGCAAAAGCTGGCCGTAGAGGTATTGCTATTGCTACTGGTTCATCCTCAAAAGAATTTAAAAAAGAAATGCATGAAATCCAAGATTTACTTGGTAGAATTCATAATCAAAAGCATTGGTTTCGTCCCAAAGATAAAACATATGTAGGTGGATAATGTTAAAAAATTATGTAATCACAATAAAAGATAATGATAAATCAGTTGCAGCTGCAGAAAGATGTATTCAATCTGGATACCAAAATGGTATGAACATTAAAATGTTTTCTGCTATTACGCCAAAAGATAAACCTAGTGTTCTTATGGCGGAAGAAGGAATTCCTACAAAAAATTTCGATGAAAAATATTCACGTACCGAAAATTGTATGGCAGCATTCATGTCTCATTATTATTTATGGAAAGAGTGTCAAGAATCTAATGTGCCTATAACTATATTTGAACATGATGCAGTGATCGTAAATAGTATACCAACTGATATGCGATTTAAAACTGCTGTAAATCTTGGAGCTCCATCTTATGGAAAATTTATTACTCCATCTTTTTTAGGCGTAGGTAAACTTACATCTAAACATTATTTTCCTGGTGCACATGCGTATAGAATAAGTCCAAGCGGCGCTACTGAATTAATAAATGTAGCAAAAAAAGATGCGGGCCCAACAGATGTATTTCTTCATATTTTAAGATTTCCAGATTTGGAAGAAAGATATCCTTGGCCAGTAGAGTGTAAAGATTCATTTACAACAATTCAAAATGAAACGGGATGCTTAGCTAAACATAATTACAATGCACAATACGAAATTATCTAAATTATTCATTACTGGTTGTGATTCTAAAACTAGATGGCAACTCCCTTGGTTTCAAGAAAACTTTAAAAAGCATAATCCAGATGCTACATTATATGTTTATGATTTTGATACAGATTTTCCTGAAGAAGCTGGTTGGTTTAAAAAACCGTCTGCAATGATTAACGCTTCTAAAAAAGCTGATAATATATGTTGGCTTGATACTGATTGTCAAGTATTACAAAATCTTGATGAAATTTGGAATCATATAGAACCCAATAAAATAACGATGGCCCAAGATATGCCATGGACTACAAGATCAGGTGAAACTTGGCATAACTCTGGTGTAGTTTTATTTAATGATATACCAAGAATATTATGGATATGGAAATCTTTAATAAAAAATCAAGCCGTTCAAGGTGATCAAGAAACTTTACATATGTATTTAAAAGATGGCTTAAATAGAATGATACATATTAATGATTTACCAAGAAGATTTAATGTTTTAAGGATTGATCATTTAGATAATACAGTTCCAAAAAATCCAGCAATTTTTCATTGGACAGGTTATAAAGGAAATTTAAAAATAAAGGAAATGATAAATGGCTAGAGTAGTACAAGTTATAGGAAATGGTGATTGGGCTCATTTATATCAAAGAGAACCCCGTAAAGGTTTAAAACTTACATGTAATTTACCTCCATTTCCAGTTCCTGGAAATTATGCTACATGCATTGTAGATTTTAAATTTATGAAAGCTTTAACAGAAGGAATTATTGATGTACCTGGAGATTGGATATTAGGATTTAGGCCAAAAATTTGGATGGATAAACATCCAAAATTTTATGTAGATAGAGCTAAGCAAGTTAAAGAGTTCTATACAGAATTACCAAAATATGCTATTCCTCCTGGTGGAAAAATAGGTCTTGGATATACTAATTTTAGTTGTGGTCATATGGCAGTTCATTATGCAGCAAATAAATTAAAAGCAGATGAAATCCATATGTGGGGATTTGATTCTATATTTGATTTTAATTTAAATAGTTGTTCTGATTTTTACTTATCTTCTGTTAGAGATCCTCAACAAAATAATAAATTATCAAGTAATTGGAGACCTCTATATTCTAATATGTTTAAAGATTTTAGTAATACCAAGTTTGTTATTCATCATATACATAATAAATTTAAAATACCTCACGTTCCAGATAACGTAGAAGCTTGTGTTCACGAACAAAAAGTGAAAAAAATGTAAAAAAATGCATTTTAATGAAAAAAACGGTGTACATTTCCTCAAAACTGTGGTAGAATATATCTATAATCAAAAAAGAGGAGAATGATTATGATTAATTATGTAACTGGAAACGAATATACCGGTCAAAACTATAACACCTTAGCTGCTTTGGGTTATAGCGATGACGATGCATTCGTAACATTTAAGCAGGCTATTAAAATTGATGGTCTTTCTGGTAAAGCTTTAAAGGGTATCAAAAAAGCTGCTAGCTTGGTACGCTATTCTAAGCATAATACTGAAATTGATGAAACTGGCAAAGAGGTTACTAAGCCTATTTATTTTTCAGTTTTTGACATTAAAGACGTCCTCGCACGGAGGGAATCATAATGGGTAAAGTAAAGTCACTTATAATGGACGGTGAAGAATTCGCTCAAGAACATTATAATATACCCGAAGCTGATTTTAAGCAAAAAGTAAAAGAAAAATATGGCAATGTTCTAACGATCGAAGCCAGATCAGCTATTGATCATTGGTTTGAAATTCAAATGGAATTGAAAGGTTTTTTTCGTGATGAATGTCCTTACTAATTTTCTTGGTTATCTTTTACTTCTCATCTTTTCCTTAAGCTGGATAGATTTCCTTTGGATTTTTGGGGTAGTAAATAGTCAAGATTACACTATGTGGAAACTTATTCAATTTATGAGTCATTGATGATTTTTGTTACAGGTGGAAATAAAAAATTGAAAGAGGCGGCTTATGAGGCTGCCTCTTTTTCGTGGAAACAATTATTTCCTAGAATAAATAACTGTAGTATAGAAATTCAATTAATGAATTTAGATGGTAAAACAGGTGATTGCTTACAGTGCGATGATAGAGAATTTGAAATACGAGTTGATAAAAATCAAAATTTTGATGATTTTATGACATGTATTATACATGAAATGGTTCATGTTAAACAGCATATTCGCAATGAATTTAACAGCTATGATTTTAAAACATATGATGAGTATATTAATCATCCAGCTGAAAAAGAAGCATATGCTTTACAGGAGGAGTTATATAAAAAATGGAAGATTTCATAGATACGTCTCAAAAAGATGGTTGGAAAAACCATGAAGAAGTTCCTGAAGAAAAATATAGGAAAGCCATGGTTGGCTTAACTAGCGAAATTACTTTATTAAAAGAAGAAATTGCCATGCTTGAGTCAAGTCGGTATCAATTAATGAAAAGAATTAAAGAGCTTACAGATGCAGCTAACAGTAACTGATTCAGCAAAAGAATATTTAAAAAAAGTAGGTAAACCAAATGTATCTCTTTCAGTAAAAGGAGGAGGATGTTCAGGTTTTCAATATGAGTGGGGAACAACTGATAAGAAACCCACTGTCGCCAATCTATGGTTAGATCCATTAGCAGAAATGTTTGTATTTGGATGTACTGTAGATTATGTAGAGGAACTTGGTGGTTCGTATTTAAAAGTATTAAATCCTAATGCGACTGCTTCTTGTGGATGTGGAGAAAGTTTTGCAATATAAAATTTATTCAAAAGCTGGTTGTATATTCTGCGATGCTGCTATGGAATTATTAGAAAAGCATAATATAGAATATGAAGAAATCAAAGTCCTTGGTAATGAAAAAGCAATGGAGCTTTTCAAACAGAGAAAATTTAAAACAGTTCCTCAAATTTTTGATAAAGAAGGTAGACACGTAGGTGGATATCAAGATTTAAAACAGAGGTTTGAGTGGCCTGATAATCCAGCAGAGAGCTATGCAATATGAATTGGGAAGATTTTGAAGAAAGGGATTTTTCAGAGGTCTATAATCATTATGTTAATTTAACGATGGATTTAGTTGGTGAAGATAAAGATCCCTTATTGATTGCAGCTATACTTGTCAGCACGGGTCTTAGTATGTATAGAACATTGTTGAATGAACGCGATTATGATAAAATGGTAGACCAGATTGCGTTTTTTAAAGATGACATAACTAGTTTCGAACAAGTCAAAAAAGGTCATTTACATTAAAAAAAATGAAAAAAATCGCATTTAACGGTTTACATTTATTCAAAACTGTGGTAGAATATATCTATCAAATGGAAAAAGAGGAGAAACATTATGGAATATGTAGTAGAAACACAAGGTCTTGAGAATTATGGCGCCCATAGTGAGTCTGGCAAATTTGCCGATTCAACTCACTATTGGAAGTTTAAGGGAGGCACAAATTACATCGTGTCTGGTCTTGATCGCCCTCAAGACGCTATGGCTTTCATTGCCGCTATTGGTATGGAAAATGGCATTGGCTGGAAAGAGTGGCCTTGCCAAGTCCAAACACTTGCAGAGTGGGAGCAGCAGTTTGATATGAACGATCCTTGGGATGTCCAACATCATGAATTCAAACTTTCTATTATGAAACGGGTTAGTCCCGGTGAAATGATCAAAAGCAAGAAAGCGGCGTAATGGAACGCTTCCGTATTGAAGGTCTAAAAAAATATCAAGTCCAACTCCTTGATCAAATGTGGGAATGTGAAACTCCAAATGACTTATTTGAATTTAGATCAAGTCTTAATCCTGCCATGCAACAAGAAGTTGATACTCTTGTTACACTCGTACATCTATCTCAAATAGATTATGAAGTTGAACAAATGTCAAGGTTTCCAGTAGTTGAAGCTCTATTGAAAAAAATTAAAGATGACAGATCTTGAAAAAAATATTATAGAATTATGGGATAGAATACCAGAGCCCATCCTCTTTCTCCTCTTTTTAGCAGTGGCTCTGGGATTCTTGTTAGGAGTGATCGGTTTAGCATATAGAAATGCTGGGCTGATCCTCCTAGCACTTTTTGGTTACGCAATTTGGTCTCTTAGCTCAGCTGGATAGAGCAACGGCCTTCTAAGCCGTGGGTCGAGGGTTCGAATCCTTCAGAGACCGCCAATTATTAAGGAAAGTGAAATGGCAGCAAAAAATGCAAAGAAAACTTCTATCGGTGGTAGAAATCAAAAAATGTCTTCTATGAATAAATCTAAAAAACGTGGCTTTAAAAAATATAGAGGTCAAGGGAAATAACTCGGTGTGGCGCAGTCTGGTAGCGCATCTGGTTTGGGACCAGAGGGTCGGAAGTTCGAATCTTTCCACCGAGACCAATAGCCTCCGTGATGAAATAGGTAGACATAACAGACTTAAAATCTGTGGCCAATTGGCGTGCCGGTTCGAGTCCGGCCGGAGGTACCAACTTTGTTAAAAGGTAATCATCTTTTAAATATTTGTAATTATACCAAATGGGATTGGCGAGTATCAAATAAAAATCAAATTATAAGAATAAATAAATTGGCTCCTATTATAGAGAAGCTAGAACCCGTTTTGATTCACCATGATGAAATATGTTGGAAATATATGGCTGATCCAGAACAAAGAAAATTAGAAAGTAAGGTAAGATATAATAATGCTAACGTAATGATTCCTGGAATATTGGCAGAAGTGCCTAATCCATGTAATCTTAAATATAGAATGATCGACGGCGGACATAGAATGTGTAAATTAAAACTTGAAACAAATTTTACTAAATCTATGTTTTATATCATAGATGCGAAAGATTTTTATAATTTGCTTGAAGACTTACCTACAGAAATGGAGAAATATGTTTATTATTGATAATTATTTAGATGAAGAGACTTTCAATGGAATGAAGAATACTATGTTGTCAAGTAGCTTTCCATGGAATTACGCTCAAGTCAAATCTGGAAAAAATACTCACAATACGCCTCAAGAAGAAATAGAACATTATTCTAATCAACAAATGTACCATGAATTTCATGGATTTGAGCACGCTATTCATAAAACCCATAGTCAAACAATGAAAATCATATGGCCGCTATTAAAGAAAATTCAACCAGCCGTATTAGGAAGAATTAAAGCCAATCTGCAATTTCATACACAAACTCAATATCAAAGTCCTTTTCATACAGATATGACATTGATGCCAAAAGATGTACCATATTATACTGCTGTATTTTATTTAAATACAAATGATGGGTATACTATACTTGAAGATACTGATGAAAAAATTTATTCATATGAAAATAGATTTGTTGTATTCGATGGTCATAGAGCTCATGCTGGATCAACATGTACAGATTCTAAAATTAGAGCTGTAATTAATCTTAATTTTATACCTAGTGTAGATACAAAATTTGCAGATAATATCATATATAGTTGATTTTAAAGAAAACTTTTTTTCATTAAAATGCATTTTTTCCTTTACATTTGCTAAAAACTGTAGTAGAATAGTACTATAAAATGGAAAAGAGGATAAAGCAAATGTCAAGAATAGTACACCTAGAAGATGGTACAGCAATCAAAGCAGACGTAATCGAATGCTTTGATATCGCCGTTAAAGATGAATTCAACACACGTAACGGTGTTGGTACAACTGACTTTTGGAATTTTGTAGAGTCAGACATGTATATGGGTCTTCGCATCTTCTACAATTCTGAATATATTGATGCTTGCTTTAACAAACTTGCCGATATCTTTGAAGGAGAACTTGTATAATGCAAACTAAAGCTGAACGCCTAGCAATGATCAAAGCTGCTGCTGAAAAATTCAATAAAAAGCAAAAGCGTAATCGTCGTGTCCGTGAATCTGAAACATCATTTATGGACAGATATTCTGGACTAGATGGTGAAAATATTAACCACTATACAGATGCATCCAAATACGCCAAAGAATACTATGGCGAAACAATGTTTGAAACAACGAGGTTTGATAATGATTGGGATTAATGAAATCTTTTGGGGAATGATCATAGGATTATCTTTGGTCGCAATAGATGCTTGGTTTATACCAGGAGGAATGTATTAATGTCTATTGGCATTAATCAAGAAATACGTAATAGAATTCGTCTTTCAGTTGCAGCATATGCATATGAATATGACGATAATTCTATTATGTCTGATGCAGAATTTGATGAATTGTCTAAAAAAATAAATCCATTTGAAAAAACTGGTAATAAGTTAATGGATAATTTTTTCAAAGAGCATTTTCATCCTGATACTGGAATGTGGATAAGAAATCATCCAGACATCAATGGCATTAAAAGAATATATAAGGAATTCTATAAGAAATGAGAGTTGTACACTATTTAGAAATATTTGCAATGCCATTTGCTGTTGTGTTGTCTTTAATTGGTGGTCTTTTGATTGGATATGAATCTCATCCTTACGAAAGTTGTAAACGTATGTATAAAACATTCGAAGATATTAGTGAATGTGTTTACTTAAAGGAGACTCCGCAATGAGAACTGTACACTATGTTGGATTTAGAGGTGACGAATACACCAGAGCTTATCGCATTTGGGGTGGTCCTGCTATGATCCACAAAGTTTACGATGATCGTGTATTCACTGAAGTTGGAGATGACGATGTTGTTATCTTTGGACCAAAACATAAATATGTCCCATATGTTTGGGATGCAAGTGGAGATATGTAATGTCTATGCACCTTATACGTGGTATGACAACTAATTCTTCGAAGCGCCGTAAGACCAACCGTAAACCCGGTTGGCAGGCAGCCGAAGAAAAGCATAATAAATGGCTTAAAAAAATGGGTGTACATCCAGATCAATTGAAAGGTAAGGAACGTAATGCGGGTCTCTCAATTCCGGACTATTCAGAAAATCGTCCAACAATCAAAACGTCGGACGCAATTCCAGGTTATTCGCCGAAATCCAAAGCTAACGAATACACCGGTGATTATATTATCGGGATCGGGACCATGCACAAATCAAACATGGTCCCCGTTACCAGAAAAAAAGATGCAGTAGAAATGGCAAAAATGCGAAGATAATGAAAAAAACGGTGTACATTTGTTGAAAACTGTGGTAGAATATATCTAGAATTGAAAAAGAGGAGTATAATATGGCAGCACGTAAAATGAAAGCAAAGGCTTCAAAACGCAGAATTGGTACAACACAGATTCCAATCGATAAAGGTTGGGAAGCTGTAAAATATTATTTCCATCTTGAAATGGAAAAGAAAGATTTGGCACATACTATCAAAACGTATATTAAAAATACTTACAATAAGTCTGATGTTAAATCTATTTTTGCCAATCCTGAATATTGCTTTACCATGTATACTCATCATTCATGCACAGCATTTTGGGTTAATAATAAACTAGATATAGATGCTAATGAAAAAATTCCTGGCTACATTAATTCACTTAAAAAGTATTGTGATAGCCTTATACCAAAAGGGAAACAGATTTTGAATGAAAAAGCTCTTGAAGCTAAAGTTCAAAGTAATATAGTAGTATTATCTCCACAACAGCGACTTCAAAAGAAAATTGGTGATACTATTATGCAAGATCTCATGGAACTTGAAGATGAATGGATTGAAGGTGAAAAAACTACCCGCGATATCTATAATCTTTTTAAGAAACATGGGCTACCGGCCAGTGCAACGCTACCGGTTAGATCGATGATTGATGGTTGGTTACTTGATTATGAAGATGCTTATCACAAGCGATGCCCTCAAGCTGTGGAAGGCTATTCACACCTGAAAAGACCAGAAATTAATCGTCGAATCAAAGCATGCCAAGACATGCTTATGGATCTGGATAGGATCAAGTCTAGTGCTAAGGCTACTCGCAAAATACGCGTAAAAAGGCCCGTGGCAGCAGATAAGCAAGTTGCTCGTGTTCAATTTTGTCAAGCGAACAAAGAGTTCAAGTTAACATCAATTAATCCAATTATGATAATTGGTCAAACTAGACTCTATACGTTCAATGTGAAAACACGGATCCTTACAGAATATCTTACCCAAAGCCCAGGTGGGTTCACCATTAGCGGTAGTACCCTTAAAGGAATTGATATGGATAATTCTAGATGTACTAAACTTCGGAAACCTGAACAATTCCTATCTGTGGTTTTGGGTAAGACTCCTAATCAAATTAATAAAGAGTGGCAGTCGCTTTCAACTAAGACTAACACTCCTAATGGACGTATCAATAAAGATACTATCCTACTAAGAGTATTGGACCGCTAATGATTGAAGATCAATTTTTAACTAAATCCAAATTTACAAAGTTGGTGGAAGCTACTGTTATTGAACTTAAGATTCCATATATGGAAGCTATCCTTCATCTTTGTGAAAAGAATGATATTGAACCTGAAGATGTAAAGAAATTTATATCTCCAATTATAAAAGATAAGCTTGAGGCAGAAGCTCGTAATTTAAATTTTTTGCCTCGACAAAATGCACTTGAACAGTTTATGTGATATGTGTATAAATAAACCTGTACAACAACGTATGAATGTTGTATAATATTTCAGTAGATACAAGCAAGACGGAGTAACATATGAGCTTTGAAAATCTAAAAAGAAACCGTGATCAGATTTCTAAACTGGTCCAAGCCGCCGAAAAAGTTGGTGGCAATACCGAAACAAAATCCTACGAAGATAACCGCATTTGGAAACCCACAGTAGATAAAGCTGGTAATGGGTATGCCGTACTACGGTTTCTTCCTGCAGCTGAAGGTGAAGAACTACCTTGGGTTCGTTATTGGGATCATGGCTTTAAGGGCCCAACAGGTCTTTGGTACATCGAGAATAGCTTGACTTCAATTGGTCAAAATGACCCAGTTGGTGAATTGAATTCTCGTCTCTGGAATTCAGGCATTGAGTCTGATAAAGATAAAGCCCGTACCCAAAAGCGTAGGTTGCATTATGTGACTAATGTATATGTTGTTGAAGATCCATCTAATCCAGAAAATGAAGGTAAAGTTTTCCTTTATAAGTTTGGTAAGAAAATCTTTGATAAGATTATGGATGTCATGCAGCCAGCATTTCAGGATGAAACACCCATCAATCCATTTGATTTTTGGGAAGGTGCTAATTTCAAACTAAAGATTCGAAATGTTGAGGGTTACCGCAACTATGACAAATCTGAGTTTGCAAGTGCATCTCAACTCGCTGAAGACGATAAGTTAGAAGCAATTTATGATAAAATGTATTCTCTTAAAGAGTTTACCGATCCAAGTAACTATAAAACATATGATGAACTTAAAACAAAATTGATGCGAGTTCTTGGTGAGGAAGCTACTGCTGGAGCATACACTGTGAAAGAAGAAGCAAAAATAAATGAACCTATTCCAGCATATGAACCAATTACGGCTGAGCAGGTTGATACATCTGAAGATGACACTATGTCATATTTTGCTAAACTGGCACAGGAAGACTAAGGCGAACGGGGAAAGCCTGGCAATCAAGCCGAATGTACCCAAGCAAATCCATTCTTGTAGTCTGCAGCTCTTGGATGGTCGGTAAAAGCGCTGGTACCGTAGAAGAAAATCCAGCCGGTTGCTGCATACGTCAAATGCAGATAGAAGGGGAGGTACCTAGGAAGGCCTCCCCTTTGATTTTTAATTTTCTGGATCTAATATATTAGCTGTATTTATAGTACCAATAACCAATGGAGTAGTATTCATTGTGCTTTGATCTTGATTAAACACTATTGCATTGCCGCCGTTTCTATCTGCAAAAGCTTTCATAATAGCTAAAAAATTGTTATATTCATTAGCACCTGTATTCCCTTGACTATGCTTGAAAAATTCTGGGAATAGTGTATCTATATCTTGTCTAAGGTTTGATGCTCTGAAAGTGTTCTTATTGAAAGTTCTGGTAACATTATATCCAGCTGCTCTTAATTCTGGGTATGAAAGAGCCCCGTCACCATCAGTATCAGCTCCCATTAATCGTGCCAATGCCGCAGTCTTTTCTCTAGCTACGTTTTCTGCTTCTGCTCTATCAATTTCAGCTTGAACTTCAGGCGGTGTTTCGAAACCGAACCATGATCTTGCCCAGTCTGGGACTAAAGATTCAATGGTTTTACTAATTCCTTCTTTTATCTCAGTCATAGTTGGTAATAGACTTCCAATGTAGTCAAATAGATCTGTAACCCAGTTCTTTATTACACCGCCTAAGCTATCGGCCTCATTTTTCTCGAGAAATTTATTATAAGCATCTGTAACATATCCTACAGGATCGCCAAAGAATTTAGTAAGTTCTTCAAATGCGGCTGTAATGAATCCCCATGCACCTTCTATAAAATTATCAATGAATTCTACAAATGAGAAGTTTTGTAACTTAACACCAATGTCACCAGCCAAACCTTGCCCTGGTATTATTTTTCCATTCTCATCGGTTTCTAAGCCAAATAGTTTTTTGTATATCCAGGTCAATCCCATCTTTAATAGATCTAATGGTGCACCAACAAAATCACTAACAAATGCAGATATAGCACTTACTACTCTATCACCCATAGTCATATCTGGATTATCTGCATTCTTTAACCAATCTTGCACAGCTTCATACCCAGAAAAAATAAGACCAATTGGCCATAATAATTTACTAACTAATTTTAAAAAGCTTCCACCGATATTAACTATACCTTTTCCAAGTTCAGTAATTCCTAAAAATTTTGCGGTTGCAGCAAATGTTTTTATAAATGTATTAAAAGTACTTCCAATTGCATCACCTATTAAAACCATTGGTTTTGTAATTTTTCCAAAAGCATCTACTATTGTGCTAAATGCTTTTCCAACTTTACCACCGTCTGCCGCAGCATCACCTAGTTTTAAAGTATCTGCTAAAGAATCAGCGGCTTTAATGTCTTTTGGATCTAATTCTGGTATGTTAATTTTCATTTTACCAGCTTCATCTAGCTCAACACCGAGTATTCTAGATACTATTCCATTCTTTGCTTTAACTAAAGCTTCTTCAAACATTTGTAATGTTGTTTTAAGTTGAAACCCTTTGGCAAATTTTCCTTTTTCACGATTTTGTACTTTTTTTCCATCTTCATCTGTAAGGAACTCATCAATATCAAAGCCTTTTAGACGATTTCTAATAAAGTCATCTAGTTTTGTAGTAAAATTAGTCATACCCAACTTTAAATTTTCAGGTAAATTTTTCGCAAAATCTGTTAACTTAAGAAGTGCACCGGCTTCCCAACCTCTTAAACCCTGTGATGCTAGTTCAAGTGCAGTAAGGCCTGCAAGAATAGGTGCAATCATGCGTGTTAAAGCTCCAAGCATTCTACCTAAAATAGATCCACCTAATGCTCCACCCAGTCCACCGAATGCTGATTTAGCCCAGTCTGGGAATCCAAAGCCACTTTTACCTTTTTGTTCCGAACCAGCACCTCCAACACCACCACCTTTTCCTAAGGCTGCAGCTAATTTTTTCATAGATTCACGTTGGTCTTCAAGATCTTTTAATCTATTTGTTTTTAATGTTTCAAGATAATTTTGAAGAAGCGTATTGCCCTTATTAACCGCAGCGGTTGTTTCCTGCTGCGATTTCTTATTATCTTTTAATTGACCAATAATGTGATCTAATGTTGCTGCCATATTATTGCCTCATTTGCTGTGCTCTTTGAGCTTCTTCTTGTCTTTTCAAATGTTCTTCTAGCATTCCCATATATATTTCCCTTTCCCAAGGTAGCCAATGGTCTATCTCACTCAATGAATAATTATGATGTTGAACCAGGGCGAAAGTCATTTGGTAATATACCGCTAGGTTCATGTGAGATAGACCTACTAGAAAAAACTTTGCACTCCTTCTAAATCCATTGAAATTTCTTCTCCGCAAGAATTACAGGTATATTCAATTTTATGTGATAGCTTTGGAATAGTATCAATAAAATCTCTAATTTTCTGAAATTGCTCTTGTGACATAGATTCAATAAATTCGTTTAATTCTTGTTGACTTACATCAGTTGATTTAATATTTTCATCTTCTGTTTGAATACTATCAATACATAATGAAATTAAATTAAAAACTGTATCTGTACTACTGCCTTCAACAATATCAACATCTGACATTTCCACAAAACTTGGTGCCTTTAAATTAATAAAAATATTATTTCCTAAATCTACTTTTTGTTGACCAAGATGATTACCTTCAGGTGGTTCAATGGTGTCTAAATTAATTGTATGTCCTTGTGAAGCTTCACACTTTGGACATTTTAAACTAATTTCAGATGTTTCACCTACTGATTTTGCTCTTACTTTTAAAAAACAATATTCAACATCAACAGGTGCTAAATTTTGTTTTTCTACACCTTCTACACAGCTTTCAACCATGTCGGCTAAGGCATGAATCATTTGCTTAGAATCCTGAGATTCCTGAGCTATTAGTAACACCTTTTCTTCTTTAACAAGAAAAGGCCGAAACCTATGCTTCTGTTTAGTGGTAGGCATAGTCAGTTCATATTTTGGTTCGGCATTAAGCTTTGGTAAAGCCATTATATACTCCTAAATTATATTCCAATATTAAAGTCAAATAGTTGACCGGCTGATAAATTAATATCTTTTCCTTTCCATTTGGTGTATGAAAAAGATACTACTAATTGAACGAGTCCGTCTAAGTCATTACTTAAATCAATACCATTCACAGTTGTAGGAAATGCATCTTCTAAAACGCATGAATAAACACTTCCTCCGCCTAGTCCTAAATTTAAATTAAGTGGACCAATATTTTTACTTAGACCAGCTAAAGGTCTTCTTAACTGATGTATTACAATTCTTTTTTCATATTTATCTTTATATTTTACTGTACCACTTTCTTGATCTAAAATGGTTTCATACCATGCATCAAAATAATTCTTAACTCCATAATCATTCATAAGATAAAATGTCATTGATACTTCTGGTACAGCATATCCATATGCAACCTTTGACATTTCCATGCCAATTCTTCTATCTGATGTTAATACTTGTCTACCAGGTAAGGTTACATTAGAACATAAAATATTCATGTCTCTTGTACTAGGATTACTTTGTGCCACACCAGGAAAAGATGGCAAAGGAAGTAAACTTGCTAAAAATCCACCGAATCCACCTCCGCTACCAATTGCAGGAAGCTCAACCATAAATTGATTATTTTTGGCAAATCCAAATTTAGCATTAGATATGGTTTTTAATTCTTCTATAGTACTCATGAATTAATTACTTTCTTTGAATCTGAATAAACTCTTGATGCTGAAGCTTTTCTCCATTGTGCTGTTGGAAGAAAAGTAGCAATTTCCCATTCAGATGGTTGCACCACAGAAAATCTACTTTTTACATGGTTGGTCAAATAATGTTTATAGCATGGTTCATAATATTTAAATTTTGCTGCAGACTTCAATAGTCTAGCTGAAACATTAAATTTTGTTGAGTCATCATACGCCATATTATTTGTAACATCCAATAGGCTATCCAATAATTTAGCTCTAAGAATTGGGGGAAGATAATGTAGATTTAATCCAAAAAATCCGCCAGGAGCTCGATCAACAACAACTGTAAGAGGAAACTTATCGTAATAAGGTAATGTTTCTTTATGCTTTGGGTCATAAAAATACATCATCATTCTTCCTGGACCAAATGTATCAGCCTTGGTTAATTCTGGTTCATTTAATAATGCACTTCTATTAACACGTGTTAACTTTTGAATCCTACGGCGAAACCAATCCCTGGACTCACGAGTCCGTGGTTGTATTCCTCTACGGAATGCTTCAATTTCTAGCTTTTGAAATAGATTACTCATACTTGTATTTATATCTTTTTCTTACGTTTTTTTCTAGTATAAGGTTTCATTGGTTTAAGCGGTTTTAATTTTCCAGGAATAGGTTTAGCTAGCAAACCCATTTGAGCTAGAGTTTTTTCTGTCCATATTTGAAACTCCCAACCGCGGTCTTTACAATATTCATTTGCTGCTTCCCACTTATTCATATTTTTAACATATGTCATTCCTTCAGTAATATATCTTTTGGTTCTTTTAGGACCAATTGGAGGAACTGTTTCTTTTTCAGGTTTTATTTCAATAAGTATAGTTTTATCTTCCATAAATACTAATAAATCTGGAAAATATCTATGATATTTTTTATCAACTTCATAATAATATGGGATAATAAGTTCTTCTGATGACCATTTTTTTACTTTAGGATTTTGATCACACCATTGAAAGCATGCTTTTTCCCATAATGAACGATAGATGACATTATCAAAATCACCCTTATACTTCTTAATATTGTTTACTTTATATCTTCCAGAATATGGCATGTTTTCATATAAATAAGAGAAAATAGTCTTACTTTTATTTATTAGGAAAACAAATGGCAGAACTTTCTTATCCACTAAATTTGAATCCCGCCACTCAAGCTAGAATTGGATTTAATTGCTATAAAGCTCAACCAATCGATATGGCAAGTAGTGCTGCAATTCAAGAAGGATTTTCAGGCATATTATCCGCTGGTAAAGGTGCGTTACTTAATAGTATACAAGCCAATAACACTTTCGCTGATTTTCTCGGAATTGGTGGTGAAAAACAAGAAGGGGATGAGGGGAAAACTGCTGAAGAAGCAAAGGCGGATGCTGAAGCTGCTGCTGCACAAAAAAATGCATCAACTCAAAAAATATTAGAAGGATTGCAAGGATTTAAATATTTTTTAGATACTAAATCTCCGAAAGTGAGTATGTATGTTCCTTTATCACTTGCATATAATGATAATATAATTTATGATAATGTAAATCTTGGTGCTGCAGGTGCTGCATTTGGCAGAGCACTTAATGAAGGTAGTGGATTAATTGGTGCAATTGGCCAAGGTTTTTTTGATGGATTAAGTAATGCTACAGAAGTTTTATCAAAAGGAATTGGTGCCGTTGGAGAAGGTGCTGCTGGTAGATTAGCAGCTCAAAGAACTGTACAATTAGCGTCTGGGAAATTATCTCCTGGTATAGCTAATACCGCAACTCTTGCATTACAAACAACAGTTAATCCTAATACAAGAAGTATGTTTAGAGGGGTTGCTATTAGAGAATTTACTTTTACATTTCAAATGGTGCCGAGAAGTGAAAGAGAAGCTAGAGAAGCTCAAAAAATAATTCAATTTTTTAGACAAAGAATGTATCCAACTACGTTCAATCCGTTTTCACAAACATCAACAATTCCAATTGGATATGAATTTCCAGACTTATTTAGAATTTCATTCAAAATTGGTAACACAAGAATAAAAATTCCTAGAATTCATTTAGCATATTTAAGAAATTGTCAAGTAAATTATAACCCAACTGGTTCTAGTTTTCATGATGATGGACAACCGAACGAAATGACAATAACATTGAACTTTATGGAACACAAAACATTAAGCCGTAAAGAAATTGGTAATGCTAGTGGTGATGAGTCCGAATTAAGTGAAAGACAAGAAGTAACTAAAAGAATTTACGGTGCAGGAATGTCAAGTGATGGGTATTAAAAATGTATTTTAAAGATTACGAAAAAATTAGATATAGTTTTGGAGATGAAACAACCAGAACTCTTTTTCAGAATTTAACATTATACACTGATATACTTGATCAGATAAAAGATGATTTAAGTTTTTATGATGTTAAATTTATACAAGAAGGCGAAAGGCCTGATCAAACTTCAGTGAGATTTTATGGAACACCAATTTATTATTGGACTTTCTTTTTACTTAATGATAAATTAAGAGCAAAAGGTTGGCCAATTGATCGAGTTCAATTATTGCAAAAACTAAAAACAGAATATAGTAAATTTACTCTTACTTTAAGGCGAGATTTATCTCAAACATTTACACTAGGAGTATATGTTACCGGTAACACTAGTGGTGCAAGAGGAAAAATTATTCATAGAAATTTAGATAGTGGTCAAATTATAGTTGAATTAGATGATGAGACAGTTAAATTTTTACCAGACGAAGTAGTAACAATACTTCAACCTACAACAATTACTGAACAATTGTATGGTGCATCCGAAGAATATTTAGCAGCCAAATATTATAGAGATGGAAGTAAGACAAGAGTTGATTATGATCCAATTGTTGGTCCTGGTGCATTATTAGAAGAAGTAACGGTACTTGATCATTATAATGAACAAAACGAAGATTTGAGAAGAATTAAAGTATTGAAACCAGAATATTTGGAAAAACTAGCATCAGCATATACACAAGCGGTACAATCATAAATGCCTCAAGAAAATTCAAGACAACCGGCTCAGCCGTTCATATTTTCAAGAGCTGATCTTATATCAACGCGAACTGGTGTAGCTAATCGGTTTGTAAGTCATGATATAAGAGATGCGCTGGTTGATGTAATTATATATGAACAATTAAATAAACCATATACTACATGCATGATCACATACGTTGATAATGCTGATACGCTATCAAGTTTAGATATTCAAGGTGGAGAAATACTTCATTTAGAGGTTAAACCTTCAGTAGATCCTCAAGCACCTGGAATAAAAAAAGATTATTATGTTATGAGTGTAACAAATTCTGTAAGGACAAGTGATCTTATGGAAACACAAACCTTACTTTGTGTTGATAAAAATTATTTTGAATCTATTAGAAAAAATTGCAATGATGTACTTACTGGTACACCATTAGATATGATATTATCAATAGCGACGGATTATTTCAATGACTTAAATGTCTTACACAATTTTAATGATTATCAAGAACTTCATAAAGTTATTGTACCCAATAAAACTCCTTTACAAGCTATGACATGGATCAATTCTATGAATATGACATCAGTTGGTCTACCATATTTCTTATACGCCACTATGGGAGACGATACTCTTCGTTATTTTAGTTTAGAAGATCTTATCACTCAAGATACGTTTAATGTTGATAAACCTTTAACATATGGTTTTCATACAACAATGGAAACAGTGCAAACCAATGATGTACTTCAAAATTCTTTTAGTATTCAGCAATATGATTATAAAAACACTCACAAATTAAAAGATTTGATTGATGGAGGATTTACATCAGCTATTCATAGATATTATGATACAAATGTAAATAAACATTTTGTTACAGAGTTTTCTGCTGTAGATGCAATGGAACAACTTCATACAAATAACATATATTCAAAAGGTCAAACACGATATAATATTCCAGCTGGTCAACAATTTGAAGATGAAGGTTTTTTTGATAATTATCATAGAGTCTTTCAACATATAAGTAGTTCAAGACCATACACTGGTTATCTTTCATATCATCAAAAAGCAAATGAAGCAAATTATCATAAAGAAACAAATAGACGAGCTTACAGAAACTATTTGGTAAAAGAACCACTTAGTGTACAATTTGATGGTAAGTATCTTGGAGTTTTGCATGGCATTTTAAGAAAAGAATATCCATCTGCACCTCATTTAATAGGACAAAAAATAAGAATATTATTTAAAAGAACAGCTGAAAATCCTTCAAGAGATAACGCTGCACTTGATATTAAAAAATCAGGTGATTATATAGTACATTCTGTAAAACACATCTTACAGCGAGAAAGATACGATATTCAAATGACTGGCGTAAAAATACAAAGTTATGATGATGGAAGGACGGTGGCTAAATGAGCGCAAAGACTCACTTCTATGGTGATAACGTAAGATGGTTTATTGGCCAAGTTGCACGTAATACTTCACCTGATCCAACTCGAACTGGAAGAATAAAGGTTAGAATTTTTGGTATACACGATTCTTATGATATTCGTGAAGCTGATCTTCCGTGGGCTCAAGTGATATCGCCAAGTGTTTTTGGTGGTGGATCTGGGCTAACACCTGGAACTCGTATAGAAGCTCAGACTCTAGTGTTTGGATTTTTTCTTGATGGTGAGCATTCTCAACTTCCTCTCGTCATTGGTTCTATACCAACTCGTGAGTCTCTTGTAACTCCTCAATATCAATATGGAGATACTCAAAATAAAATAAACGAAACAACTGTATTTTCAGATGCAGAAAATGAACAATTTTCATCATATGGATTTGATGAAAATGCTGAAGGAGGTATGGCAAATCCTGGACCAGATAATTATGATGTAACTCGAGGATCTGATGTCTTATTCGGCCAAGACAATTTAGAAAGAGCATGGTATTGGTTTAGAAGTGTAACTGGTGGAGATTATAGTGCTGAAGCAACTGCAGGTCTTCTTGGAAATTTTTGGATAGAGTCAGGTCCACCTGCTGGTGGATTGCCAGATGATATTAACCCAGACGCAAGGAATGACACAGATGAACAATCTTATGGAATTGCACAATGGAATCCTTTTAATGGTGGTAATAGAGCCTATGTTAATCCTAAGTCTCGATTAGCAAAATATTATGCATTTGTTGCTGATTTCGGTGGAGATATGCAAGTAGAATGGTTGCTTCCTCAGCTCATGTTTGTAACTTATGAACTCGAACATGACCCAGTTCATGGTTGTAGCGCTGAATTACATGCTGCTACTACTCCAGAAGAAGCAGCTCGTATTGTAGAAGTTCATTACGAAAAACCAGAATTCTATGATAAACCTAATCATCCAAGATCGAGTAGCTTTGCTCGGCGTGCAGCGGCTAGAAACATTTATAAAAGATTCACAGGGACTGATTGATGCCAGAAATTAGAGCGTATAATACAAATATAGTTCAGCTTGATTTGAATACTTCGAGTATTGTAAAGGTTCAAACTAAAACAAAAGCTGATAATAACTTTTTCGGAACCACGACACAATTTACACTTTCTGGTTCAGTTCTTGTATTACGAAAAAAATATGCAGAGATCGTAGTTGAATATACTGTAAGCGATCAGAAAAGAGAACTTGAGCAAAGACTTCCTACTACTGAACTCGAAAAAAAGCTGAATAATTTAGCAAATTCACCTGAAGCTCTTACACTAAAAAACAAAGCAAATGAGGTAGCAGCCAAACTGGTTGGCCAAGAAGGAGCGCTTGCAAAAGCACTCGGAGAAGATCTCAATGGATTTAAAGCATTGGGCGAAGCATTCGAAGAAAATGTCAAAACAACTATGCAAGCGTTACCAGTTCTTTCTACTTCAAGTAGTCTTGGCGCAGCCAAGACTTCGCTCGAGAAGGCCAATTCGGATTTAATTACAGGTAAGTCTACAGGCAACGGAGCACCAAACTTTGTCGTAGCCCAAGGTTCTCCAAAGGCATTGAATGAATTATTCCAAGGTGCAAATAAGATCTTCGAAGCAGCAAAGCCAGAATTGACTACACTTCTCAAGGAAGTATCAGCAGTCGCCGAAGAGATTGATGCAGATAAAGTATTGAATGATGTAGCAACCGAAGCATCGACTGAAATCAAAAAGACCGTAAAAGCTTTCATGAAAGACATTACACCGAACGAACCATTCGTACAAGCAAAGGAAACTTCATTCGGAAATCTTCTTGCTACTGTAGTCGGAGCTGCTCGGTCTCTTGAACAAGCAGCATTTGATCTTCCTCTTCAAGGGCTAAAAGAAGATCTACCTGATCTCATAGATGAATTCAAACAGACTAATATATCAAAAAATGTTATCAACGGATTGTATTCAGATCCATCGACTAAGACTCCTCTGACAAACGTGATTCAAAAACTTGGAGGAGAGATAAACGAATTTGGTACTTCGAGACAAAAGTTCGATCTGGTTGATACTATCGAAGAATTTCAGTACGACATCGCTACATGCAAAAGAGATATTACCGCATCAGTTATTCATTGGACTAAATCATTCTCTGATCAGTATCTTACTGCATATGATATTGACTTGAATCATAAAAAATTGCAAATTGCAAAACTCGGAGATGAGGAAGTTGCAAATGCAAAAAACAAAAGTGGAATCATGTGGCATTATGTTATATTAAAAGATGGATCACTACAGAGAGGTCGACCACTTGAACTTGAAACGATTCCAGAGTCACCTTGGCCTACAAGAACCATTCATATAGGGTTTGTAGCTGGATATACAATACCATTTGGAGAACAATCTGCCACAATCTATCCATCATCAGAGTCTATTACATCTGCTCAATGGAATACATTTGACAAAATAGTAGAATCTCTTATACTACTTAAGCCAGGAATAGCAATCACTGGACATAATACAATCCATCGAGTGACCGCATGTCCAGGCTTCGATGTACAATCTTATGTAGAAAGAAAATACAACTACTATACTCCATACACCTCAGAGTATCTCGATCGTGATGAACCATTTACTATAGAAGAACTCGCATCAGTGCCCGCTAAGAAAATTGCAAACGCGCAAAAGGGCTTCGAACCCTCTAGTGTCGTCGCTGATGTCTTAGCAAAGCGGAACACAAACACGGACAAAAAAACAGGTGAGACTAAGTTGCCTACGGAACAGGAAATCACCGATGCTATTAGCGAGTTTAAAACCAAAGTGAAAGAACTCGATACTCAAGATATTCAACTTAAAATAAAAGAAGCTAAAGCTCAGCTCACAGAGCAGTTCAGTAATCCTCGCTCTGAGCTCAATACAGAGATTCAGAAGTTAGCGAACCAAAAGGATGAGATAGTATCCTCTTTAGAAAGCGCGCGGAAGACATTAGTGAACAGCGGATATGAGTATAGCTCAAAGGAGAACACATGGCTGAAAAAATAATTGTAGATGATGAATATAATTACTATGGACCAACTCAACGAGAAGAAGCGACTCGCGGAAAAACAAATAATTCGGTACGTGCTGATAAAACTCATGAGTTCCCTAAACTCCCATATTCACACCAATCTTCGGTAAATAAAACATCGCGTGGTGGTAGGAAAAACTATGTCTATACCGGTGGTGGAGATAAAATAGTCGACTATGTAGACGCCATTCCAGCGTCGCGAAGATCGAGCTCACAGTATGGTAAGACGTCTGTACATGAGACTATATCTGGTCATACCATTGAATACGACGATACGCCTGGTTCAGAAAGAATCATGATATACCATAAGACAGGATCTGGTGTAGAACTTCTTGCCGACGGAACTTCTATCTATAGTAGTGTAGGTAATACAGTGCGCGTGGTACAGAAAGATGAGAAGGTTGTAGTAGAAGGAGACGCGCACTTAAGTTATAATGGCAATTTAACATTAGACGTCTCTGGTGACTTTAATGTGAAGGTTGGTGGTAACTATAACGTTGAGGTGGGTGGAAATGAAGTAAGGAAGACTGATGGCTCGGTCGGTGTCACGATAGGGAAGAAGCACCAAAAGACTGTAAAAGGTAATGAAGTCTCTATGGTAGCGGGATCTATTACTGATCAGACTCTCGGTCAACGGTATAGCGTAACAAAGGGCGTTTTTACGGTGCTAGCTGAAGGTGACTATATACAGGCCTGTAAAGGTACGTTATCTTTGACATCGGAAGATGAAGTTATTCTCTCAAGCCCAGACATGAAT